CTTTTTATTTAAGGGGGAATCCCACCTTTTTATAATCCGAATTATTTTTCTTGTTCTAGTTTTAGAAATGTATGTTCTGTACCAAGTGGCGCCTCATTCGGCATATGCGGAGGAGTTCCCTCTGGTAAGTCCCATTCTATCTTAGGATCAAAAGCAGCCTTTAATAATTGTCTTAAATAAGGTGCATCGTAACCTCTTAAAACTTCTATTTTCTTTGGCTTATCTTTTGCGTTATTGATTTTTGTAAAAATTTCGTGTGCAGTTTCGCCTCGATTACCAGACGTATTGGCCATAACCTGCATAGACTTTCTACTCATCAAATTTGGATTGTCTGCCATTTTATATCTCCATATATATGTTTTCAAAAATCATTTATATTTTCAATCAATGATTTCATTTTATTATCTATAAAGTAATTTAACAGTTGCGACCTGTCATTGACTTTATAGTCATTATATCTATTTATAATAGCAGATTTAATGTCATCTGGTATCATTGATAGATCAATTAACTTCTTATTTCTTTCGTAATACTTTCTTGTTTCACTTCCTAAAGGTATGTTATCTATATTTGACCATTCCTCTAGTCTTTTTTTATTGATAGGTTTTTGTCTATCACCTCTAACAAATATATCATCATCACTTAATATATTTGGAACACCATCTGATCTATCACCTTTTATAATTTGTTCTCTTAAAAATACAGTAGGGTCTAATTGTTCACCTAAATATGATTTCAAAAATGGACTAAATTGGTATACATCACCATAATGTTGTAATTGTATAAAGTCTTTATCACCAGAGACGATCAAATACTTTTCTTCTTGTCTCATACCAATCAAGGTTGCAATAATATCATCTGCTTCACATTTAGCAATATGTAATAACATATATGGAAAATATTTTGAAAGTTCCCATCTTATCTCACCCATTATACTAAAAATAGTATTCCAATCTGTTTCACCCTCAACTCTATTTTGTCTTCTTTGATATTTGTAATTTGGAAATATATCTCTACGCCAAGGACTATCTGCATCAGCACATAAAACCATTTTACCATATTCTTCTCTAAATTTTAAATTAAATCCTCTTAAAGAATTTAAAATCATATGACGTATCATATCTTTATCTGGTCTAGCATTTGCATCTCCTCTGGTGTTTGCCATTAGATTTGCAATCATTACTTGGTTTAGATCAACTAATATCATATTGGTAGTATTGCGTGACTTTGTACTTGTACAGACCAATCTCTACAAATATCCATCACTCTTTTTCTATTTTTAACATTTATATTTTTATTTTCAATTAAGGTTTCAAATAATTTATCCACACTTGAACCTAATTGTAAATTAATATGTTTCTTAAATTTAAATTGTTTAAACTCATCAAACGCATTTACAACGTGATGTTTTTGAAATGGCTCGTTTAGTTCATACCAATCTTTATCATAAAAAAACTTCTTTACATTTTCTGATAGATATGGTGTAATAAACTTTTTATTGTTTAATTCAGCAACTCTATTGTGCCATATATAACCAGCTCTATTGTTTTCTGAAAAGTAAATATCTCTAAACTCATCAAATTTAGATTTAGGTTTTCCTTTTGTATAATGTAGAATAGCCTTTTTACTAATACCATAATAACCATCAGCGGCCCAACCACTTAATACTTCTTTTTCTTTTATTTCAGGATACACATATAAAAAAGGAAAACAGCATTCAAAATGTGTTTTCTTTTTACAACCAATAGTCTTTGCTAGTCTAATAAAATCTACTTCTAAATTACTTGTAGGTATCTCAATAACTTTACATTTAATATCAAATATATTACATACTTCGATTGCTTTATTTGAATCATAAGTAGGTTGATTTTCTAAATGAAATGTATATGCTGTAATTGTTTTATTTAATCTTCTTGCCGCAAATAGTACAGATAAACTATCTACTCCTCCTGAAAGTAAAATAGCGACTTCTTTGTCGCTACTTGATTTTTCTATTTCTTGTTGTAGTAATCTATCTATCATTCGTGTTCACCCCCTGGATCGTTAGGGTCTAAAGGTACTTTATAAGGATTACCTCGTTTATCTCTTGCCCAAGTGTAAGCTCGTTGTCTACCAACGCTGTGATAGTCATTAAAGTTCCACTTCGTGTCTAAACTTTTTCTTGTAAAAATAATACCAGCAATTACTAATATGTGAGCAATTATACTTGTTGTTAATGTAATACCATAATTTAAAAAATTCATTGTCATTTGAGCAAATATAAATGCCCAAGTTGTTGCTAGTATAGTTAATATTTGAAATCTTGTAACTTTAGGTAATATAGACTTAAATGCTTTGTCTTCATTAAAAAGTTCTGGCAATATGTGTCTAATTATTTTGTACAAATCATTTAACATTTTTACTCCAAGTTCTATCTAAAACATAATACCAACCACCATTAATTAATGGTTCTATAATTGCGTCTGCACCAGCAAGAGCCCAATCTGCACCTGTAATTATTCGATTACAAGTCATAGCAATTACAATGTGACCTATTGTGTAAATTATTGTACGACCTAAACTAGTTCCTAATAGTTTTGTAAGTGTATTGTAAATTCCGTTTTTAAATTCTGTCATAGTAATCTCTCTAAAAAAGAAAGGGCGCCGAAGCGCCCAATCTTATTAACAACTACCTATCAAGTGGTTGTAAGTCTGCTTTTCTTACAGATACTTTGTGATTGTTGTATCTGAAAGGTGTACCGTAAAGGGCTTTAATACCTGCAGCAACGATAGCTCTAGTTGGCGTACCCATTCTGTAGTATTTTTTACCATTTACTCTATTGCCGTAGATCATATAACCTTCGGCTCTTAAAGTGTCAATCATTGATCGTGGTGACTCTAATTCAAATTTAGATTGAATTGTTGACCAAGCAACGTTTTGACCTTTTGATAAAAGGTTCAACACTTTTTGTTTTTTTGATAAAGACTTTCTACCTCTTGTTTCAGCAGTTCTTTTTACTACTTTAACAGAAACTAATTTGTCTTTAGCAAACAAGTTTTTCAACATATTTAACATTATATACTCCTTTTTATGTTAACTATTTTACAACCTGCAAAGGCGATTCCCTTGTGGAATTTTGTTATGTATCCAAATCAATATCAGGTTCAAATTTAATACCTGTTTCATTTAGATCATTTAATTCTTCTTTTAATTCTTTACTTATTGGTGTATGTACTTTATGTTTCTTTTCTAAAAATTCTGAATAATTTATTTTAGCAGATTGTGAGCCGTCTTTATTTGTTTTTAACATAACCATTTTGTCTGACATCATTTGAGATGGGTGTTTCATTTCAAAATCTCTATAAATTAAACCTCTTAAACAATCCGTTACTAGTGCAAAGTCTTTTGTAAAACTTTCTTTATCTGTCTTAACAGCAAGATCATATAATTGTCTTAATAAATTTAAAGCAAGATCATCTGTTGCTGACTCAACAAATTGTTTTATGTTTTGATCTCTTAACTTCTTTTCATATTCAGCATTTTTTGTAGAATTAATACCTACTTTTGTTTTATCTACAATTCTATTTGTAGGAAACTGAATAATCTTATCATCACTCATTTATAATATTACCTTTAAAATCAACTTTACCTTGATCAGCAAAATATTCAACCAATTGATTATAACCTCCTACTAATTTACCATCAATTTTAATTTGAGGCATAGTACGAACAGGTTTACCAATTTCTTTTAACATCTCATCAACAGAAGAAAAAGATTCTAACTTTTTTTCTTCATATGAAAGGCCAAGATTTTTTAGAAGGTGCTTGGCCTTCTCACAATACTGACAGTTATTTTTACTGTATACTATTATTTGTTGACTCATTGTTCATCAACTCCTTATATCTCTTATCTGCTTCTAATTTGATATTATACGCATCAACAGCTTGAGATACGTTATAGTTATAAAGTTTATTAAATTCACCCATCGGAAGTCTTAATCCAACCCAAGATCTGTAATAACCATTTTTAGTCATAGTAACATCTTGTTCAAAGATTTCATAACCTCTAACTGGTGTGTTTTTAATAATATTAATTAAGGTAGATTCAACTTCAGTTACAATAGTTTTAGTTTCTGTTTGACCTAACTCTGTAATAAAAGTTTTAGTTTGTTTGTTCATCTCACCTCTAATAATATCAGCCATTTCCGCCTTAGCAATTAACTTAGCTTTCTCAATAGAGAGTTCCAAGTCAGGTGATACTGCAGTACCGACACCAAAGATACACATTTTATCTTTACCTTTACCAAAAGTTTTTGTATCACAGGCTTTCTTTTCAGAATACTCTGCCATAAACCATTTTGGTACCTGATTAAGAGTTTTACCCTTTTCAGATTTTATATTGTAGGTTGAAGAACACGCAGACATTATAAGTCCAAATATTACAACTCCTACTAGTTTCACATATTTTTCCATTATTTAACACTCCTTTGTATATTATATAAGGTTTCTTTTAAAAAGTCAAGTCCAGATTGTAAGTAAGATAATGACTCATCTACTGAAACATCATATACAATTATAACTAGAAGTAATACAATGATTATATTTCTAATCATTATTGTACCTCCCATTCACCGTTCTTGTTGAGACACGTTTTTCCGAACGATTTAAAAACGTGTTTAGGCCGACTATAATATCGGCAATATTCTGGAGCACTAACGTCTCTATAATAGAATTGAGCAAAGAGTTCCCAATAACTAGGGCCATCAAATGTTTTTCTACCATCTGCACACTCCAAAATTTCTTCTTTAACAAGATTGTCGCCTTGTTGTTTAATTACAACTTTTACAAAACAATAAGTATCAGCAACATCTCTTGGTTTGATAATTTTTGTTTTGTCATAATGTACTTTTCCTTTTACCTTTTCAATTTTTTGTAACTTGTCTAATACATCTTCCGTTTTAGATACTGTTTCACTAAACTCACTTTCTTTAATTCTTGTACCATCATTTAAAATAATTGTGTCACCTTCTACAACAGCAATGATTGGAGCCTTTTGACCTGATAGATCGTGGTTATCAGCTTTTGATGAATTGGTTAAACCTATTATAATTGCAATAGAGAATAATAGTATATAAAATATTACTTTCATTTTAAATTTATTCCAGTTCATATTAACCTTTGTATTCTACCCATCTACCATCAGGAAATTGGCAAGCAACACCAAAGATTGCGTTTCTGTTTACTCCGCCTATACCAATTAATGGCCAATTATTTGTAACATCAATAAACGCTTCATAGTCTTTACATTTCATAGGACCTTTTAAATAAGAGCTTGTTGTTTTGATGATACCACTATTTCCAGTTTTAGAATTATACCAATTTGTATATGATGAGGTACTTGGTCCTGTATTTAAGTGATCTACAAATACAGCGTTGTGTACATCATAATCTGAATTATACATAATCTCTGCTCCAGCAAAAGCACCCACTAGAGCACAACTCGCAATAACATATGGACTATCAACACCCATAGAGACACAGGCACTCGTTGATGTTGTACTTCCAAGTACAGCACCAAACTGAGACCTATTTGTTGAACAGTTAGTTAATAACAAACTAACTAGTAAAATCCATATTATTTTCACGTATCGCATTACAAATTATTTCACTGTTTACACTTTTAACAATATAATAGTCTTCGGTATTATCAACAACATATTTTTGCGTAAAGTTATTTTCTTTCCAAAAGACTTCTGCTCTCGCTGACACAGGTCTAAAAAGATGTGTGCCATCATTAGCACTTGTACATACAAAGTCACCATTAATCATTTGATACTCCAAATGCTGACTTTAATTTATTCCAAGTTTGTGCTGTTTGTTTTTTAGCATCAGCCCAACCTTTTTTTTGAAACTCTTTAGTTTCTTCCCATTCACTCTTTACAAAGTTATTTACTTTTGTTGGTACTTCTTTAATACCATTCACAACTTTGTCAACTGATTCATTTGCTGATGTATTTGTAGCAAATAAAATAGTCAATATCATTATATATTTTTTCATATTTTTCTTCCCATTGTTTTGAAATCAGATACATCAACAAGTTGGTAATTACCTTTGTTGTATGCAATACTGATTGTTTTACCTGCAGGCAACTGTGGTTTCAAAACATTTCTTTTTACACAAGCGCCTGGTATTCTATCACTTGTAGGTATAGAATATCTTACTTTCAATTTAGGAAGATCAAAACCCTTAAAAGTATTTTTAATCTTCCCTGTATTGATATTAATGTTAACACCAAGTGAACGAATCCACTCGTAGTGTTTTTTCTTAGCTAGTTTTATTTTTTCTTTTTTAGTTAAGAACATCTGTAACTTTTTTTTCTTTTGGTTCTGTTTCACTTTCCCAAGGATCAAATTCAAGTTCTTCTTGTTTCTTTTTCTGATCATAAGTCATACCAAATACTCTCATATAGGTTGCGTCTCTCGGATTAGGTGACGACCAATCATCTATTAAGTTTTGTAATTGTTGTTCTGTAATAGATACTTGACTAAAATATTTTGGACTTTTTACTAATAAATCTTTAATATCTTTTAGACATTGTATTCTATTTGTATAACTTTCTTTTTTACTTGATTCGTCTTTCTTTTCAGCGTCTTTAAATTCACTAAAAAGTAACTCTTTTGTATAAAACATATATTAAACCTCCACTTTCTATTATATTATACAGGGTTTTAAAAGATTTGTCAATCCCCTAAAATTCGTTGATTTTACTGGTTTTTTCGCCGCTAGGATCGCCGCTAGCCCGCCTTTAAAGGGTAAAGATAGGGTAAGTATCATACCTATTTTTACTATATTTTCAATCATAAATTGTATTACTTTTATTGAGTTGCTTCCGATATAACATTACCGTTTGAGTCTCTTATCACTCCAGCATTTCTATCTTCTTCTTCAGGTGTCATAACCATTTCATTCATATAGTCTTGGTCTTCACTACTCATTAATAAAACAACATAGTGAATTGCTTTAAGTAAGTCTTTTCTATTCTTACCGTCCTTTTTACCATATCTACACAAATACTTAATTGCATTTGCTTGACAGAAGTCTTTATCAATTCCTATTTGTCTTAGCATATCTTGTACTTGGAAACCATCTTTCGTTGTAGAATAGTGTTGACTATAAGTTCCTTCAATATATTCTTTTACTTCATTTAATATTTCGTCTTCTCTATATTTCATATTATTTTCCTTGTGTACTTTCCCATTCCAAATTAATAGATGTATCAACATCTGATTCTTCTTTTGCTGATAATTGATTTTCGTCAGCATAAGTATCAATAGTAACATCGCCATTTACAATACTTTCATCGCCATAAGAATCAGTATCATAAACAACTTTACCCATATATATGGTCTCACCACTATCTAAATAATTTGCATCTACCATATAAGTTTCAACACCATCTTTTTTTTCTGTAATTTCATCACCGATAGCAGCGTGATTAATACCACTTTCAGCAAATAGACTATTTGCTTCATCTTTGTTTTTTGCTAATACCTCTTGTTCTATAACAAGTGTATAATAAGTTTTCTTTCTGTAAAGGTTTTTACCTTCATCTTTTTGTGTATATGTAACATTTGTATCCATCATATGTGTCCTCCTTAGTTCATTTGATTAATATATTGTCTTTTTGTTTTGTAATCCTCAATAATTTTTGGATTAAAATCGTATTTAAAAAATTGTCTAGTATTCCATAACTGACCATAATCGCTGAATAAAGCATTATCACCAGTGGCAACATCACCAAAAGCATCTTCATAAGTTCTGTAATATTCTTTATTACTTAAAATTCTAATAACTGTATTACCTACAAAATTTTTAGCATCTTCATTATAATTTTTATCACAATAGTTTTTAATTTTGTCTTTGTATTTCATTAAAGTAGGTACAAGATTAGCTGGTACATTTCTAAAGATAGTATTATAACAAAAGAAAAATTCATCATATCTTTCCTCAGGATTTTGATATTCTCTACCGTAAACTAAATGATATAATTTTTGTTTCAAGTTATTAATCTCCATATTTTAATGTGTAAGCAAGTTCGTCATAATCTGTACTATCACAAACTAGACCTAAATTGTCTATTTTTTCAATCTTATTAGCTGCGTCATCTAAAGACATTTCATTATTAACTAACTTATCTTTAATGTCATCTAATTGTTTTTCTACTTGTTCTGTAGCGTATTCTTTAACTTTCATAGTATGTCCTCCTTATTATTATTAATTTTAACATAGTTTTTGTTCATTGTCAAGTAATAAAATTTGTTGAAAACGATTGATATAACAACTAAACGAAAGGATAAAAAATAAAAAATATCAACCGTTTTCATACTATTATAATATAGGGTAAAAACTCATTTGTCAATGGTTAATTTGCGTTGATTTTACTAAGGTTTTTAACTAAATGTTCTTGTTTTGTTCTGGTTTTTACTTATTTCCAGTTGTCAATAACCCACTTTTGTTGTGATTCGTGTGGTTTTGGATTACCGTGAAATATGGCAATCTTCGCATAAGGTGACTTTTCAAAGGTCCAATTTGATTTATGAAATCTTGTTTGACTTCTATCTAGCCATTTATATGATTGCGTCCAAGTATCGGGAAATATCTTCATTAATTTAGGTGATTTGTTTAACATATTTGTAATTACATTTTGATCGCCTTGTAATCTCATCTGATTTGTCTTATCTTCTAAAAAAGGTTTCCATATGGCTTTTGTTGCTGTCTTATTATTAAACTTTAACACGCTGGAGTTGTACCAAGTTTGAGGTTGTCCAAAATCTCTCATCACACAAAAACTATCTTCATTACCATATTCAGCAAAACAATTAATGTTGTCTAATATAACCACATCTAAGTCCAAATATAAACAAGGACCATCTAGGTTTGCTTCGGGACTAAACACAGTTAACTTGTTCCAATAACCTTGATATTCGTGGAAAGGTAACTTTCTTACTTCTACATTATCACCTTTTACAATCTTATGTAATTTTATGCTATCTGTAAATATGATAAATTTATGTGGTATTGTTAAATGTCTTTGTACCATATTGTACAAAGTTTGAGTATAGATAGGTTTAAACTTCAATCCCCAATTTACACAAACAAAATTTATCATACATTTTGTTCCTGTAAAGTTTTATATGCTGTACCGTTTGCTATCTCTGGTATTGTAAATTGATTTTCAACTACAAACTTTAACCATTCTTCCATAGTTTTATGTCCAGGTCTCAATGGTTTTTCTATCTTACTTAAATCTTTACCTGATATAGGTGAACAAATATTTAAGTTGTGTGTAATAACTGGTACTTTATTTAATACAGCATCTATTGCAGCCATACTCATATTTGTAACTAAACAATGACAATTTTTTAAATCATCTTTTACATCTGTATTCCACCATTGATTACCTGGTCTTGGTTTGTTTCTAACTCTTATTTCTCTTTTTGTAAATTTCTTTAATTCATTTGTTACTTCATTAATCCATTGTTGTTGATTCATATCATTAATGTGATAAGTAACTGTTTGTGATGATGGACAAACTAATATATGTTTTGTATCACCCGTATACCAACCTTTAAATTTAACATCAATACCTTGACTTTGTAATTTTTGTAATCTTTTACCATCACCTACTCTACCACGAATAGTATGCATATAACCTTTTATAATTCTAAAATAAGTTTTATTAATATCGTGTATCTTTGGACTTGGGTATCTAGTTATTTGTTCTGTTAAATAACCAGTGTCAACGTACCACCATTCTTCACCTTTATTAATACATTCTTGTATCTTCGCTGGTTGTCCTTCTGCTAAACCCCAAAAGAAATGTACGGTCTTATCACTTTCTGGCCAACCCTTTTTAAAATGAGGCCATAACTGATGCGATAAACAATCTGGTCTAGTTATTTGATGGTATATGTTCATTATAATATTGTGTTGCTTCTTGGGTTTTCTTTCCATATTTTTTAGAAAATTCATATGCAATATAATTATCATTTAAATTTTCTTGTCTAAAATTATCTCTTATTAAATAGACTTGTCCAAAAGAATATTGTCCTGTTGATTTTCTAATTCTTTGCCATAGTCTATTACCACTTTTAGATTTTTCTATCTTTAATTCATTATAAATTTGTTCTTTTGTTTTTAATTGATCTCTCTTAGTTATACAAATAAAATCTGCTGTTTTCACGTGTGACTTTCCTGGTATATTTACATCTGGTAAAGAATATGTTTTATATTCAACATTATAATGATTAAATAATTCAGAACCGATTAAAGAAAAATGTTGTTTTCCTTCTTTAGTTGCTAATATTTCATTTACAATATGTGGTATGCTTGACTTAGCAAACCATATGTCTGTTCTCATTTTAATAATAATATCTTCTTTTACATCATCTATTGCTTTATAAAAGTCCCATACTTGATTAGGACCTGATAATTCAAACTCATCATTATTTCTATTTTCTTTACACTTATCTATTATTTTAAATGATGTAAATTCTGATAATGCTTGATATAAATGTAAATGATTATTTTTTTTACCTATATTT